CAGCAGATCGTCCCACGAACTGAACTCATAGAACTGTCCCATCCATGTGTAGACGGCATCGTTCGCCACGTCGCTGGCCAGCAGCATGGAGCGCAGCGTTTCACTGTTGCGGTCTTCCTTGCCTACCGGCGTACCCAGCACGACGGACACACCGCCGAGATTGTTCGCAAACTCTTTCGCGTGGGTTGGATTTTCGAGCAGCGTTTCCATCTTGTGTACGCCCTTGCGGTAGTTGCCTTTCAGGGCATTGCAATAGTTGATAAAGTCAAGCTGATTCACGCCTAACATTTTACCGTTCACCTCCGTATTCAATAGCCATGTAGCGAATTTTCACCGCTGTGGCTGTGGTTGTACTTCCGTTGACGAGCGTGTTCGCGCTATGCGACGGCGTCGATCCGGTCGAGCCGCCGGTGTAGTAGCTTCCGGTGGAAAGCGTCCGCAGACAGTACAGAAACCCGTCCGCCGTGATGCTTTTCACCTGCACGATGCCATCGAAGTCCTCTGCCTGGCAGACGACCTGCGGTGCATCGTCGAACGTCTCCCTAAACTTAAACGTATTCCAGCCTGCACCAGAATTGACAAAGCTGCCGACCTCAAAGGCGGTGTCCTCCAGCTCACCAACGTCACCGGAGCCGCCGCCGCTTACAGCGAGTGCAGCAAGCATTTCAAAAGCATCTTTCGGTTCCGCTGTATCCGTATTCAGACCAAGCGCAACACACACTGCATCCGGCAGTACATTTCCCTTACTATAAACACTGCCATCCTGACTGGCATTATCTGCATAAGAGAGCACGCCCTCGATGGCCTGCCCATCGTCCATCGTAATTCTAATACGATTTGCCTTACCCAGTTCCGGCAATCTATCACGCATTAAACACACCTCCTGCCTGCATAAACAATGTATTGGCCTGTCGGATACTCGCTGCTTTCACAAGTTCCTGCAGCCAGATTTCGATACGCCCGAGATCCCACTCCAACACATTCGCCTGGTCAAAATTCATCGTACCGTTGTACACAATTTCGCGCCAGTCCGGCAGAGCGAAGAAACAATTTTGCAGCGCCTCTACGTTGCGACGGATTCGGTCAATATCGTTCCGCGTTGGGAAATCAGCTTTTGTCCACGGAGTGTGCCGCAGAAAAACGGCTGCTGAATAACCCTGTGCTTCCAGAAAATCCGTTAGATAGGCAAGCCAGTCATTGATCCGGTTCAGGTCAGAGGCATTCCACGCGCCTTTCATCCCGCCGCCGAGCCATTCCTCGCGTTCTGCGTCAGTCGCTGAACCTGCACGCACCTTGCGCATCAGCTCATTTACGCGGGCAACATCCGCAGCGGTTCGATCATAGATCAGTTTATCCGGCATTGTCCGTCACCTCCAGCAAGTAGGATGGTACATTCTTCATTACGCCGTTCTCAATCTTGAACTGCTGCTTGAAGCGCCGCCCGGAAGCATTTTCATTAAAGCCTGTCCACACGCTGTCAACGTCGCCCAGCTCACAGCGCATATCACCGCGGCCATACACAGTGAACTGCGTGCGGCCGTACCACGAGAGAATATACTGCGCAGCAGCATCAGCCTGCGCCGTGGTGTGAATGAACGGATTGCTGATTGAGAGCGACTTATCCGCAGCAGCCAGTGTGCCATTTACGGTATACTCGGTATTGTCTTCATCAGCCAATCGGAACTTGATCTGTGCAATACTGTCCTCCGGCTGGTTTTTCGGATAGCTGTTCATGTTATCTGCACCGATTGTCACACCGTCCGTTCCCTCGGGCAGGAACACTCGCAGTTTACCGGTCACTGCATCGGCGCGGAATGCGGCCTGCGCCGCCATGCACAAATACCGCAGCAAGCTGCCGCAGTTCATGTCTTTCAGTTCATCTGCGCTGTTCACCGTGAGCGCGATCTGTCCAAGCGGCTCATCCACAGCCCAACAGTTTGTGAAATTCTCGCCGAGCAGCGCCACCATCGACGCAATCCAACCAGACAGTGTTGTCGGCAGCGTTGTCGGAACATTATAGTCACGGTCAGACAACAGACCGATAATATCTACCAGCTTGAACTCGATCGTCAGACCGTAAGCGTCGGTTTCCCAGCCTCCGGACTGCTGATAATACACGCCCAACGGCAGATACTCCGCGCCGCTCGCAGTTTCCACACCCATGGACACCTGGATTCCCTGCCGTTCCTCGATGGACTGAAACAGACCGGAACGGTTGTACGGATTGAAGCGCTTCTTCTTGTTGTGAACCTGCAAGCTGCAAGTGCCGTAGGGCGTTTTCATGCAGTTAAAGGCAATCTCCTGCATAACGTCGATAGAGTACAACGTATCCGCATCCCAGCTTTCATATATGCCCGGTACGATCTCAACCATACGGACAAACCGGTGCGGCAGGCTCCATTTTGCAAAGGTCACGCGGATTGCAGTAACATCATGCACGGTAAAACCCTCGAAGTAAACGCTGGCATCTGTGTTACCGGTAACCGTTTCCCGATAACCGACGGTATCGCCGCTCATGACCTCGATCGTAAAGTCCGTACCGAGGCCGTCACATTCGTTTTGCGAAAAATATACCGAGCACGCCTGCATGATGCCGAGGTTATGCACATTCAGCTGCACCCACGGTCTCACGGCGAAAGTCTTGTCGTCCTGACTAAGCACGGCACCGACAAAGCCGTTTTCACCTGTGATATTCGGCATACCCGGATGCAGCGCACGAGAGCCATCCAGCGTCCAGCGTTCGCTTTCCAGACTGGCGTATAGCGTGGGCGTGTCGAACACCTTGTTGCACAACTCTTGTGATACAGATACCCACGACTGTCCCGAACTTGTAACCGGATCATAAACCAGATCAGGGTCGGTGATGTCGATGAGCGCACGCGGCAGTATACGCCGATAACCGGCTGTGATGGCCTGCGCATACGCATTACTTACCTGCTGCATCAGCTTCCCTCCACTTCTTCCAGTGTAAATGCGATGTTATTCCATAGTCCTACACCGTCCCGTGAAAAAGCAAACTGCGGTGTAGGCTGCTTGGTGCAGCGAAACGAGGCGCTCTGCATACTGTCCGAAAGCGGATCGAGGAACTGCACCGAGATGTCGCTGCGCGAACGCAGCGCCGTCAGCAGGCGGCGCATGAGGTCGTTTCCCATGTAGTCATAGGAATACTCGATCACGTGCACGCTTGACCTTACCTCGGTCACAAGCCGACCGGAGATCATGCGGATGCTCTCGCCCAGCTCCTGCTCATAACACTTGTACTTGCCGTTTTTGGTTTCTGGCAGGTCAATGCCGTTGATACTTAATTGTGTCATCAGAAATCACGCTCCACTTCCGGAGATTGTTTTGCAGCGGCTCGGATACTCGGCAGCAGCCAGCGGGCGATTTCCATGCCCTCTCCTGTCTGCAGGATGATGGTTGCCGGTCCGTCCTGCTGCGGCACCGCTGCACCGGCAGTCAGTGTGCCGATAGCGTTTACAAGAGCAGCGGTCTGCTGTTCTGCAAGCTGCCGAGCCTGCGGCAGCGTAAAGCCGGACGGTGTGTTCGCATCCATATACGCCTGCGTTTCCGATGCGGTCAGCACGCGCTCGCCCTTGTGCAGTTCGGCAATATAGCCGTCAAACGGCACATAATCCAGACCGGCGGCATGAGAGCCGTTTTTCTTAGACGAGGATTTAGAAGAAGAGCCGCTGAAGCTGAGTGCGGCATCAATGGTCGCTCTGACCTCGCTGGCGATGCGCCGTGCCTGCGCCATGATCGCACTCTCCTGCGACTTCATGCCATCCATCAGGTACTGTGCAAATTCCTTACCGCTGCCATAGCCGATATTGTTCAGTTCCTCAAGGCCCTGCGTAAGCGTATCACCGTAAGCCTCGCTAAGCGCCTGAAACTCGGACTGATAGAATTTCTGAGCAATTTCCAGTGCACGCTGCTGTTTGGTTTCCCACGCAGTAACATAATCCTCAAACTTGTCATCGCTCATCGCCAGCAGCTTCTCACCGTAGCCGATGGCATCGTCTATATTCATGGAAGCGATCTCGTCGAGCAAATCATCCGAAATGCCGCGCTCGTCCCGCAAACGGGTCAGGACCTCTTCATAACGGTTGAGCGCATCGATCTGTTTATTCAGATCCTCAACCTGATACCGTCCGTCCTTCTCTTGGAACAGGTCACCGTAATCCGACAGGCGTTTGACCATGCTTTCCTGCTTCTTTGCCGCTTCGTCCCAGGCATCCTCAATTTCATCAAGCGCATTCTGCGTCTGCTTGGCGAAATTCTCTGCGGTCTTGGTCGTGCTCTCGATGGAATCCACATAGTAGTCCATGTAGTCGTCGATAAGCTCTTTTGCCTCGTCATTATCCTTGAACTGCTCGGTGAGCAGCTTTTTCGCCTGCTCTGCCTGTTTTTTCAGTTCGGTTTCCTGCGACTTGAAACCGTCGATCAGCGCATCGATCTGCGCCTCACCGGCAGTGAACATTGTCTTGTTGCTGCCGGTAAAGGTTTCACGCATCTGCTGCGCGACCTTGCGCGCCTGCAAGGTGACCATTGCACTCTTGGCCGCCAGACCGAGGATCAGGCCTTGTACAGTATCCTGACCGGCACGGTACATCGCACGGGACGGTGAATGCTGATCCATCCCGGCCTTGTATGCTGCCATGTAAGCCGCCGCAGCGCGGCTGCCTGCCGCCGAGGCTTCTCTTACCTTGGAATTCAAGCCGTTAATAAGGCCCTGCGCAGAATCCGAACCGGCTCTGTACATCTCGTCGCGCTTATTAGCGGCCTGTACTGCCTTGTTCATTGCAGCCTGTACCTCGGTATCGGCGCCCGCCATGGCATCTGCCATGGCATCCTTACCGGCAGACACTTCGCCCATCGATTTGACGATCTGTGCGATCTCCGCGTCTGTCGCACCGGCAAGACCGGCCAGAATAGCAGCGCTTTCGGTCGATCCGTCAGCCAGTGCAGCCGCCAGCTGCTCGATGCCCTCGATATTGCGGTTCTGCAGGCTCTGCATATTGGCCGCATAGTTCTGCATATAGGTGACTTGACTTTGCAGAGCGGCCTGTACGGTCGATGCGGAAGTTTTGGTCGTGTTGTCCATCTTCTCCCACTGACCGATCTGACTCTCAATGCTTTCGACCGCCTTGGCTGCCGTTTCGTTGTAAAGCTGCACATAGGCGTCGTATGCCTGCTCGGCCGAGGCCGCAGCCTTTTGCAGCTCCTCCGGCAGTTCGGCAGTTGCCTCCGCGAGCTCCGGAGAGGCTTCTGCGTTCTGCTCCATAGCCTCGGTCAGCCGGTCAAGCTCGTCCGACAGTTCGCCGCTGGCTTCGGCACCCTCATCAACGGCATCGTTCACCGTCTGCTGCTGATCGCGCAGCTCGGCGGCAGCTTCGGCATTGGCGTTGATAGCCTCGTTGTTGCTGTACAACTCGCTTTCCAGTTCGGCACGGCGTGCGAGGTCATCATCGCCGAGGGCCGCCAGTTCGTCATAAATCTCAGCGTTCCGCTCATTCAGAGAGTTGTTCTCCTCGGTCAGCGCGTTTTCCTGCTCTCGCAGGTCATTGAGCGCCGCACGATTGGTCGCCAGTTCCACCTCAACATCAGCCTGCTGCTGTAGCAGCTCAGTCTTGCGCTCATCAAATGCAGTGTCGATGGCAGCCTGTTTCTGGGCTTCGATGTTCTCGAGCAGTTTTTCCGTGTTCTCGCTCAAAGAACCAGTATTCTCGTCAATAGTGAGATTGAGGTCCGGATACAGTGCGTTCAGCTTGCCGACCAGCACGCTCATTTCCGCCTGGCTTTCGCTTGTCGCGTTGCCCTGCTCCTGCAATTCCCGCAGACGGGCAACGTAACCGGAGGCGGTTTCGGCACTGGCCGCAGCCGTAGCAGCTGCATCTGCCGTGGCGGTCTGACTTTCCGCAACAGCCTCCTTTGCACTGCGTGCCGCCTCGGTCATATCAGAGAACGATTCGGTATCATCATCGACCGTCAGTGCCAGCGTAGCAAACGCCGCGATGGCGGCAACTGCAGCTGTGCCGACCAGATACATCGGATTTGCATCCAGAATGGCGTTGAATGCGGTCGTTGCGATCTCTGCCGCCTTGACGCCTACCGTATAGGCGGTCACGCTTGCCGTTACCACGCCCATCGCCACAGCCGCAGCGGTGAACGCCTGCACGAGCGCCGGATTCTGCTCGATGAACTGCGCCGCCCAGACAAAGCCCTCGGTCCCTGCGTCCGCAAGATTGCCGAGTGCCGGTGTCAGCGCATCACCGATCGCCGCCTGCAAGCCGACAGCTGCGTTTTTGCACATCTCGATTCGGCTTTCGGTCGTTGCATAGCGTTTTCCGGCTTCTTCGCTGAGTGCGGTGTTCTCCGACCACGCCTGCGAGGACAGCGCGACCGCGCCGCTCAGCGTATCGCTTGCCAGCGCAAGGCTTTTGAGCATATTGCTTTGCCGCACGCCGGAAAGTCCCATCTCGTCCAGCACCAGCACGGCGCTTTCGCCCTTTTCGTCCAGCTGTCCCAGACCGGCGATAAACTTCTGGATTGCTGTAATCGGGCTGGTACTCCACAGCTTGGCAAACTCGGTTGCGGACACGCCGGCCACATCGGCAAACTGCTGCAGGCTGTCACCGCCCTTTGCGGCGGCGCTCTCGATGGCGGAAAGCGTCTGCGTCATTGCCGTGCCGCCTGCCTCGGCTTCAATACCGACCGAGCTCATCGCCGTGGCAAGCGCCATGATCTCGCTTTCGCTCAGTCCGGCAAGCGTACCTGCCGAGGCAAGGCGAGTAGACATCGCCACAATATCCGCCTCGGTAGTAGCGAAGTTGTTGCCGAGCGCGACAACGGTCGAGCCGAGCCGTCCGTAGTCCTCGGAGGCGGTGCCGGTGATGTTGGCAAACTTAGCAAAGGCGCTTGCGGCTTCATCGGCGGTCAGATTGGTACTGTTGCCGAGGTCGATCATCGTCCGCGTAAACGACAGCACATCATCGGTCGCAATGCCGAGCTGACCGGCGGATTCCGCAACGGCGGATATCTCGGTCGTAGTGGCCGGAATTTCCGTTGCCATCTGTCGGATGCCGTCCGAAATCGCGGAAAGCTGTGCGTCTGTGCCGTCAACCGTTTTGAACACACCAGTGATGGCGCTTTCAAACTCGACCGATGCCGCAACGCAGCTTTTCAGCCCCTCGGCAATCATCCGCAGACCTCCGGCAACACCTGCCGCAGCCAAAGAAGATGCCAGCGTGTCAATGGCATTCGCTGTGCCCTTGGTCTGGTTGCCAAACTCGTCAATACTGTGCGCGGTATCGCGGTAGCTGTGCTCCGCCTCGTCCAGATACTGCTTGTTGCGCTGCACTTCGGCGCTGAGGTCATTGAGGTCGCTCTCGGCATAGTTGAGCTGCCGCTGCCACTCGCTGACACCGCGTGCCGCAGCCTGTTCCTTTGCCTCGGAGGTTTCTAGCGCAGCGCTCAGTTCCGTTATCTCGTTCTGGAGCTTTTCCTGCTCCTCTGCCGTATCACCGGTGCTGTTTTTCAGCCGGTCAAGCTCCTGCTGTGCGGCGGTCAGTCTTGCGCGATATTCCTCCGTCGCGGAAGCGTGGCTCTGCTGGGCGCTCTGGGCGTTCGCCAGTGCCTGCTTCAGCGTTTCGACCTTGTTTTTCTGTGCCTCCAGCGCCTGCCCGAACGCCAGATACTTGGCTTTCAGCGCTTCTACGCTGTTCGCGTTTGTCTGATATCTGCTCTGCACCAGCGTCAGCTCGGAGCGCATGGTCTTTATTTCATTGTTGCAGTCGCGGATTGCCTGCTTGTAGGCGCTTTCGCCCTCGATGGCAAGCCGCGTGCTGATTTTTCGTGTTGCCATTGTTTTTCACTCCAAAAGCGTTGCTTTTCCCTTGCTTCTGTGCTATATTGAAAGCATGAAGGAGGGGTTTTCATGGGTGCTGTTTTTATCTATCTTCCGGTCGGTATCGCGGCTGTGATCGGCTTTGCCTGTGGTGTCGGTTACGTTATCCGTGAAAACCGCCGCAAAAAGCGCCGTCGCGCGCGTGACCTTGCCATTGCTGATCTGGCGCAGCAGCAGGGTATCACCCTGTATGAAGCCCGTAAGATCATAGAAAACGACTAAGCACCGTCCGTCATGGGCGGTGTTTTTATATGTCTTGCTTGGGTGGGCGGTGCGCTCTGGCGTAGCTTTCCAGCAGGTCGAACACCACGCCGACCGGCAGCAGCAGTGTTTCCTTCACACCCAGACCGTTCACGGCTCCGATGCGGAGGTAGTCTGCTTTGACCGCTTTGCGGTTCTTTTTTTTTGCAGTTCAGCCAGTCCGAGGTCGGTTTCCTCCTCCGGTACATCGCGCTTGTAGCCGCGCATGAGCGCCTCCAGCACGGACTGACGCATAGCAATCACATCATAGGGCATGACCGCAGCACGCAGTCGCTCCTCGTCCGGCGTTTCGCCCCTGTCGTAGCCCTCATATCGTCGAGCCAGCTCTCCCTGTTCTGCAAGCAGGCAGAACACGCGGCACAGATTGATAAAGCCCTCCGCGGTATTGTCCTGTACAATCTCGCCAAGCTGACGGTTCTCGAACATATCCTGCGCAGCAAACATCGCATAACCGTTGAACAGCAGGTGATATTCCGTGCCGCACACGGTCGTTTTTACCTCATTCATATCGTTTCCTCCGAAATGGAAAGGGACTGAGCAGTTTCGTCAGTCCCTTTTTCGCATTTATCAGCCGCCGGCAACAGCCAGCTTTTCTTTCAGCCATGCAAGCGCACTCGCCTCGGCGCCGTCACCGGTAAACTCCTTGGTAATACGCCAGTCGCCGGTATTGCACGCGAACACGGTCAACGTGGTCGGCGTGGTGCCAAAGGTAATGCTGTTGCCACGGGTTGCCGCATTGTCGTTGCCGAGCGCCGCGCGTACCTTTGGATAGAAACAGCCCTTGTACACCTTCTGGCCGTCGCGCATGAGCACCTTATAGTAGCCGAAGCCGCCATACGGCGCAGTATCGCCCTTATTGAACTTCAGCTCCCCCGTGCTGCCGGAATCGCCGGTCGCACCGTAGATCACCTTTGCTACCGCGTCGGTCATATCATCGGTTTCCAGCGCTACCGTACCGGAAGCAAACTCAGAAAGCTGCTCTTTGAGCGCATCATCCGCGTACAGCTCGCCGCTGGCGAGGTTGACGGTCAGGTTTGCGCTGACCAGTGCGCCAACGGTTACTGCCGTGTCATAGGTTGGCAGTGCTGCCGCCGGTTCGGTCTTGAACGGAGCGAACATCGGGCATTTTGCTCCAAACTGTGCCATAGTTTTTTCCTCCTTACAGTCCCTTGGACGTTAGATAGTCGTTGAATTTCTGTTCTTCCTGCTGTACCGCCTCTCCGGCGGCACGTTCTGCACCGTCGCGCATGAACGGGCGCGGCGGCTGGTTCTTCTTGCCGTATTCGTTGATATAAGCGACCTCGGCATTGCGTTTGGTCTTGTTCGGACCATTCGCGGTGCTGCCTTTCGGATAGATATACACAGCCTTGCCGTCTGCCGTCTTGCGCGGTGCATCGTGTCCGATCGCGCCGAGCGTAACGCCGGTACGATGTACGCCGTAGCTTTCGCCGGTTTCCCTGGTCACACGCTCCACAACCTTTGCACCTGCCTCCAGCATACCGTCCAGTACGCTGTCCGGCATCTCGGAAAGCTCATCAAACGCGATGATCAGCTCATCAAAACCGTTCATGCTAATCCCCATCGTTCCAGCCTCCTGCGTACTCACACTCGAAAATGTAGTGCTGACCGGTGCTGTCCGAGGCATTCTCGACCTGCGGTGCGGTAAAATCGGCGGCAAGCAGTGCTTTCCGCAGCAGACGGCGCGTTTTCAGCGTATTCTCGCCGCGCGGCGCGAACAAATGCACCTGCACGAGATAAACTGCCGCCTGCGGCGCGTCATCGCTGAACGCCTGCGGCAGTTCGGTGTACTGAAACGTGCAGTAGGTCGTTTCCTCGCCGGTGTACAGGTCAGGAACGCATACAGAAACCACCGGCAGCACCGCTGCTCGGATTTTATGGTTCATGCTCATGCTATCCCTCCTGCGTCAGCCGTTCGCACCAGATTTCCATATACTCTCGCGTATCGCCGTAACGGTTAAGATACACAATCTCGTAATCTGTTCCGGCGTACCGCACAAGCATCTTCCGGTCAATGGACTTTGCCGTGTGCCGAATGAGGAACCGCACCTTTGTCCGTGCAAAATCTGCATTCGCCTGTACCAGCTCAGTACCGCTGACCTGTGTCAGCTTAGCCGAGCAGGTATGCACCACGGTTTCCGTCACGGTGTCGTAGCCGTCCGCGTCGGCGGTACGGTTGCGCCGAATGATCTGAATACGGTGCTTCAGTTCTCCGGGATTGATATTCATAGCAGGTTCCTCGCGTGCATATCTAAAATGCTGCTCACCACGCGGTTCGCGTTCGCGGCATAGCGGGTATCCGGATACATCGTGCGGTTGTCGTACAGATCCTGACACAGCACGAGAAACGCCACGGAAACGTCCTCGTATCCGTCCAGCTCCTCCGCCGAGGCTCCGGTATAGCCCGCAATATATGCCCGCGCCGCGTGCATGACGACAGCGAGCAGTGCTTCGTCATACTCGCCGGGCTCCAGCCGCATATATGCCGCCGCCGTTTCCGGCGTGATCTCGCTCAGCTTCATGCGCCGTTACCCTCCTCAGGAGGCTTTCATCTTGAGAACGGCAAGCTTCTGGTTGTCCGTTACCTTGCTGTCGAACTCGAACCATGCCACAACGCCGATGGCGTGCTGGGTGGCATACTTCTCGCGCAGCACCTGAATGGAGATATCCTCACGCAGGTTGACCGACAGGCCGCTGTAATCGCCATACAGTACAGCGCTTGCACCTGCCGCCAGCTTCGGCATATTGTCGGACAGATACACCGGCTTGCCGAGCAGACGGTACGGAAACTCACCGGTTACATCGTCCTGCAGCAGATAACGGCCGTTGGAATCCTTGAGCTTCTTGAGCGAAGTAAAGGTTTCGGGCGCCATCGTCCAGCAGGCATTCGCCTGATAGACCTGCTTGACCTGTGCCTGCAGCTCGATCAGCTCATCGGCAGTGATAGCCGTTGCCGATGCCGCAGTAACAGCAGTCGGCGTAGAGAGTGCACCGGTCGCCTTGCCGGAGGTGCCATTCAGCAGCTCCTTTTCAAGGAACAGCGCGATCTCCTCTGCCATCTGGTTGATGATGAAGTCGGTGACATTGAACACGCTGTTGTTCTCCACGCTGTTGCCGATCAGGGTCAGCGCACCGGCCAGATAGCCGTTCAGATCGACCGAGGTAAACTTACCGGAATCAGCGGTCAGCTCGGTAAACTCGGTCTGGTAGCCGACGGCAATGTCATGCGTGGTGTTCGCCTTGCCCCATACCGGCACCTTGAGAGTACCGTTCACGCGGTAGATAGTCGCGCCGGACAGGATCGGGCAGCGGGCGCGCACAGCCGTTACGATGCGGTCCGCAATGCTGGTCGGAATAATCGCGCCGTTGTTTGCCATGGTCAGATTCTGTTCACCGGCACGCAGTTCGGGTGCGCGGCCGAGCACATAATCGACAAAGGCGCTCTCCTCTGCGGCAGCACGTTCCTCCGCAGCAGTCGGTGCAGGCAGATTGGACACGCCACGAGTACGCTCTTCGCGCTCGATGGTTGCATCAATGGCGCGCAGCTCGTTCTCTGCCGCGTCGAACTGTGCGGCTTCTTCCTCGGTCATGGCGCGGCACTCGGTATCCGCCGTGCTGACAAGGGTTTCCATGTTCTGACGCAGCTCCTCGCGGCGCTCCATCAGTGCTTTCAGATTGGTCATTTAGGTTCCTTCCTTTCTCGTGACCGCCTGCACACGCTTGCGATAGGCGGTGTTGTCATATTTCGGGGTGATCTGCTCAACCTGCAGCGGCGTTTCAATCGTGCGCGTTTCAATCTCGACCTGTGTGTCTGCACGAACCTCGACCGAGGTTGCGGAGTACACCGGCGTTTTGCGAACGACCAACGTCAAATGGTCCAGATCGAGCGATTTGACCTTTCGCAACGGCAGGTCGTCGGCACGCGGCTCAATATCGTCCTGCACGTTGTACATGCCGAAGCTCCAGCCCTTGACCTTGCCCTTTTTCGCAAGCTCGATGAGCGTTTCATCGGTCACAAGCACGTCGGCGTGCAGACCAATGTCGTCCTCGAACATCTTGAGTGTGCCGTCGTCCGTGCTGGCGTACACATGACTGTTGTCGTGATCGACCGTTACCGTGATGTTGCCCGCTCTGCCGATCGCCTGTTCAAACGCGCGCGGCTCGATCTCCTCGATGACCTTGCCGTGCGGCGTAATGACCGGGCGGCTGCGTTTTCCGGTAACATTCACATAACCGGAGATATGGGCGCCGTCTGCGCGAATTTCGATTTTCATAGCGTTTCACCTCCTTCCTGCGGTACCTGCAGCGTTTGTTCTGTCATGTGCTGCATCTGATTGGTATTCGGCGTGTAGATAGTATTGGTTTTCGGGTCGTAGAGAACGTCCTGCAAGCCCAGCTTGATCCATGTCAGGCCGAGCGGTTCCATGTCCTCTGCAAAGCGAACCTCGTCCACCTGCATGAAGTTGGCATCAAGTGCGGTCTTGTAGGCATCAAACCGTTCTTTCATGCTGCCCTTGAGCAGTTCCTTAGTATCGAACGCCCAGTACAGCGAGCCTTTCTCTTTCTCCAGCAGCAGATCACGGTTGAGCGCACACTCGATGACTTTCATCAGAGGGATTGCCGCCAGTTTGGCAAGGCTTGCCGTATCGCCGGCCGTGCCGCCCATCTCGGCGGTAGAGATATGAAAGATCTTCGCAAACTCCTCTGCGTTGGACTGCTTGTTTTCGTTAAGCTGCATCTCGACCGAGGTGTTGCTGCTCTCCTGAAAGTGGATACCGTTGTTGAGAATAACTACATTGTCGCTGCTGTTACTGTACAGATTGGCGAATGCCTGCTTGAGTTCGTCCATTGAGGCTTTATCGAGGCGTTTCTCACTCTGGAGGAAACCCTTTTTGTTGCCACCCTTTTTAACGAGATACAGCTCAAAGCACAGCGACTGATACGCAACCTCGATCAGCTTGGCATTTTCCTCGGTGATGGGTACACCGACCGCACCGTCTTTTGTGTTGCGCAGCAGCTTGAGAAAGTCGAACGGACGATAGACCGTGCCATCTACCAGCAGATCAAAGTCCTTGAAGATGGCATCTGTATTGCGGTTCACTGCTACGCGGCTCTCATCTACATAATGCAGACTGCGAATTTCTCCGCGCACGCGGTTGATGTAGGCATAGCCTCCTTTACCGGTGTAATAGTCGCGGATCATCGCGTGCCAGAACTCATTCGCGTTCAGCGTATCGCCGGTTTCGTCGTTCAGCAGGCGCACCCGAGGGTCGTTCGGCACCTCAATCGCTTTGCCGTTTTCCTCCCGGTAGAGCTTTACCGGCGTACCGGCTACCACGTTGGCGATCAGGTCGATACCTCCGCTGACCGTCGGCACCTGTAAAGCCATCTGCTTGGTTGCTTTGCCGCTGCCGAGCAGTGCGGTCAGCAGCGCATCTTCAAACATGGTTTCGTCCGGGTCGGCGCGAATCTCCTGGCGCCGAAAGCGTTTCAGCAGTCCCATTTGCTTGTCCTCCTTATGTCTGTGCAATGAAATCCTCGCTGCCGAACAGCATATCTTGCTCGATCAGGTAGGTGGCATTCAGCAGAGCGACCACCATATCCACCTTGCCGGAGGATTTCTTCTTGTTGACGTATTTATTCAGGTTAGTGTCCTCGGTGCAGCGTGCGTTCTGAAAGTTGATCTCCAGCATTGCATTTTCATCGTACCGGAATCGACGACCAAGGATTTTCTCTTTCAGCAGCTTGGTCGGACTGTGCAGCACACTCGAATGCTGCTTGATCTCTACGCACTCCATACCGGAGGCCTCCAGCTTCTGCACAGTCGAGATAGCGTTCCAGCGGTCATAGCCGCACTGGATCACGCGCACGCCATACTGTTCCTCCAGTCCGAGAATGAACTGCTCGATAAAACCGTAGTCGATGACCTCATCACCACAGGCAAAGCACGCGCCCTGCCGGATCAGCCGGTCGTAGTCCACATTCTCTTTCTTTGTTTTGAACAGCTTGCGGTCCGCAGGAAGAAACCCCCACACTTTTGCGTAGAGTATACCGTCTTCGGCGGTCGCCATCGCAACGGCGGTATTATCGTCCGTCTGCGACAGGTCAAGCCCGAGATAGACCGGTTTGCCTCGCCAGAAATCGAGGTCTTCCTCGCGGCGGCACTCCCGTACCTTTGCAATATCCACATAGCCCTCTACGCCGAGGCCCTTATACTTGATATTGCAGTGCTTGCATAGGAAGTTCTCACGCTTGTTTTCGTAGAGAATCGCCATGGTGCGCATATCGCACACCGCCTCAAAGATATTCGGATTGCTGACAGCTGCCGGATTCGCCTGATAGATTACGGTGTCGTCTGTCTGCCAACGGTCGCGCATGGTCAGCTCGGTGTCCGGTTCGTACAGCAGAGAAAAACGCCTGCCGGAAATCAGTCCATCGAGTACCTTTTTTGAGATGTCGATCTCGTCCAGCATGGCGTTGTTGTCGTTCGGGTATTGGGTGGAAATGATAATGCCCAGCTTGGAACGCAGCGTGATCTGAGAGGAACGCATGGCCTCGATCGGATACGCATCCATCGCACCGGCCTCATCCGCAAGGAAAGCGTTCGCCAGTTTGCCGTCCATCTTGTCCTGCGAATAGGCAAGCGGTACATACTCGCTGTCGGTCAGGCGGCAGCGTATCTCGCTCCGCAGCACCTTGAACACGCTTTCGTCTGCCAGCGCAGGCGATGACTTGATGATCTTCCGAATGGCGATCTTCAGCTCGCTCGACAGCTTGAGGTCCGGTGCGACCGAGAAAAAACGAGAAAATACCGGCTCGGTCAGCATGAGCAGAATGAAAATGACCGCACTGTTGAAGGTCTTGAAGTTCTTGCGGGCAATTTCCAGCAGAGCGGTTTCATAGTAGCGGCGGCCGTCCGTTGTTTTGGTGCAGAACACCGCCGTGATGAGCAGCCACGCATAGTCCTCCAGTCCGTCATACATCGGGCAGTTCAGATCCGGATGAATCATCAGCCGCAGCAGCTTGCAAATGCGCTTGTATGCCTTCTCATCGATGAGCGCCTCCGTGTTCCGTCCCTCTGCGATGTCCAACCACTGTGCAGCCTGTAGCTTAACGTAGTGCGGAGCCTTTGGATTATCATGCTGCACGCACCAGCGGGCGTAGCGCACGGCGCGACTGTCAAGGATCGTCATCGTTCAGAATCCCCATCAGCGGATTTTTCGGCTCGGCTGTGGTTTTAGGGATGCTTCGCATGGCCGCCGAAATGGTCATAGCGCACTCTTTCTCAATGTCGAGCATCATGCGGCGCTTGGTTTGGAGCTGCTTGTCCACAGCAAGAATGTTCTTCTGCATCTGTGCCTGATATTTGTATCGGTCTGTAGCTTCCAGTTCGGTATTCTCGGTCAGCTCGTCCAGCTGATCGGAAAACGACTGCCGCTTGCGCTCAAAGTCCAAACACTCAGCGTGCAGCATACAGTACCGGTTGATCGTCGCCTCGTACAGCGCCTCATTCTTTCCGGCAGCTTCGAGCAGACCCCTGATACGCTGCCATTCCTTATGTGCTTTCTCATTGTCTTTGACCTCCGGACGCTCCCGCATCTTCTTGCCGGTAATGAGGGCATTTTCCGCAGCGGCACGCTGCCGCAGCTCTGCTTTCGTCCGGTGCGAACGCTTTTCTTCGCCCAGCACAGCAGTCGCTTTACTTGGTCGGCTCATTCATCCTCACTCCTTTGCAAAACTTATTTTGGGAATTATTTTTACGCCGAGGTCCGCGGTTGGTGTACAGCCGCTCACGCTCAAAAATTCTGCGTGTCCGGGGGGATATTGTTTCGTTTTTTCGCAAGCTGTCGCAAAAAATCAGCGGATATTGCGCCGGCATCTGCTTTTTTGTGGCATTTTTCGCACAAACACACGAGGTTATCATCGTCCAGTAATAGATCAGGGCGTTCCCGCAGCTTGATGATATGGTGGGCTTCCAGTCCATCCCATGTGAGTACCCCCTGCGAAAGACAGTTCTCGCACAGGTAGTGACTGTCTGTTTTAATCTGCTCCGCTTTGCGTTTCCATGCTCGCGTGTTGCGTCCGCGCTCGCTTTCTTCGCGCCGGTATTTCTTCGGCGGTCTACGTCCGCAGTCCTCTCGACTGTCGTGGATCCGTCCGCACCACGGACAGGCTTTCAGCATAACGGCTTCTTCCTTTCGAATATGAAAAAGCACCCTCGAACGAGAGTGCTCTTTCAGAGAGATGTACTCCAATGGCATGAAGCAGGAGGTCACAGGGTCTGCATTTCACCCCTGCAAACTTCATGGTAACAGAATATCATGGTTTTAGGTGCATGAACCGCCAAAATAAAATATTTATGGTAAATCCAAATTCTTTCCTACTCGCCGAATAAACTCAGCGTTCCACCTCTGACCGGTTCTGTCGCTTACTCCGACACACATCGCCGCGCCGTACAGCGTATGGCTGCGCTTCCAGTACACGCGGTCGATCAGCTCCATGCGCTGGTGTCCGTGCTTCATGCGCTCAGTTCCCGAGATGGCAGCCCGCACCGCATCATACCGTCGCTGTTCTTTATCAGTCAGGCGGTCAACGACCGCACGCTCAACCGGACTACCGCCGCTGCTGTGACCGCCGGACGCGCCGTAGGCCGGTGTGCAGGGCATGTCACCCACGCTCTCCGCCTTGCGCGCGAGCGCCGGATACGAACGGATGATGCGCTTTGTGTACTCCCACCAGTCCTCACGATTGTTCAATGCTTCCCCTCCCTGTCCGTAATACCGTAGCGCCACACGAGGTAGCGCCGAACTTTATCGCTGTATTTAGTCATGCGACGTCACCGTAACCGGAATGATCATCTCCGGCAGGAAATTCACCTCGTAGTGGAACTTGTCCACGTAAGCGCCGCTGACGTCCTCCACAACGTAGATCGTCCAGTCGTTGAGGTACACAAGGTGTTTCTTGTAAACGCCCTGCCCGGTCTCGACAGTCACCTCCAGCTCGTTCTCGCTGTTGTTCGAGATGGCGAAGTTGCCGATCAGCTCAAACACCGGCTTGTCCGTACGCGCGTTGATGACTTCCAGACGGCGCGTGACGTTGAAATTGTCCGCCTCCTTCGAGATGTTGTACGCAACGCGCTCGCTCTCCCTACAGGCCGACAGACTACACATCATAGCACCGCAGAGCAGTGCCGCCATGATTTTCTTTTTCATTTCTGTTCCTCCAAATATTTTCTCATAATTCGGACCGCCACGCGGCAGGCTTCCTCGCACGCGGCGACCATCTTCTCGCGGCCGTGCAGACCGCCGTAGTATTCGATCGTTGCCAGCTCCTGGGCCGTCGTTTCCGGGTCGAGGATGCGGATTACCTGGTTAATCGTCATGGGTGTCCTCCCTCTCTTTGGCACGCCGTTCTGCTCCGTGCAGGATAGCCTGAATGGTGTATGCGTCCAGCAGTGTCATAACCGGAATGGTCTTCCTGCATAGTTTCAGCAGGGTTTTCGCTGTTTTCTTATCTACCGGGCCACTGAAATCGTTCATTTCTTGTCCTCCTCTCGGATTGTTCTCAGCAGTTCCTCATGTAACTCGCTGAATTTCCCGTCCCAGAAGTGGACCCGATGCAGCACAAGGAAGAACAGCACCAGCCACAGGATACAGTCCAGATTGACCAGCAAATCAGTGATTGTCATTCCTGCACCTCCGGCAACTGCGGCAACGGCCGCCAGAACAGCACATCGGTTCCGGCTTTCAGCCCGCCGACAAAATACGGCTGCTCATCCCAGGTACGCAGCGTTTCCACTCTTGCACGTCCCCACTTGTTGTACGTCAACACCGGCACACCGCGCTCCGGCAGGCGCTCCTTTGGGTTGATCCAGCCGTTCTGTTCGATCAGCTGGGTCACTGCCTCGCGGATCAGGGCGCAGCCATGCAAACCGCAGTTGTGATCATGCCCGCAGCCGAGGCAGGCCAGAGAGCCGGTCTGCACTTTCAGCTGTCCGAGGGCTTCGATAAGTTCTTTTGTATTCATGCTTATCCTCCTATCAGACATCGTTATAGCGGTTCAGGCAACGAGTATTATTGCAAAACCGTTTCTGACCGATTACCTTTAACGGCTGTCCGCAAAACTGGCAATACACCGCTTCTGTTCTCGGCGGGACATCATCCGCGTGTGTACCGCCGTATCTCATGCGGTTTACCATGCACAAAACCGACCCCGGCTGAGCCGCGGCAATGCAGTGTTCCTTTGCTTTGCAGTAATAACATTCAGGCGTTGCCATCTCTCATCAGCTCCTTCCGCAGCTCCTTGAGCTTGTCCGTCAGCAGGCTCTCGGCCTTGCTCCCAGCTTTCAGCTTGCCGCCCTTGTCGCAGAGATTGAAGCGCGGACAGTTGACATTATGCGTACCGCCGCCGGGAAAGAAGTCGTCGCCCTCGTACCAGCTGGCGGTGAAAAAGCTGCCGTCCGGCAGGTCGAGCCGGTACACGTTAAGCCCGATCTCGGGCGCCTTGTGCCAGATACCCCAGTTCTGCCAGTCGGCCAGGACGGCCTTGCGCTTGCTCTCGTTGGTCAGGGCGAGAATGTCCTTACCTGTCAGTTCCAGCATCATACCTCATTACCTCCCATTCGCAGCAGCTCTGCGGCCACGCACTCCGAACAATGCTCGATAAGATTGTCATGGTCCTTGATTTCTCGCGGAAATCTGCAATACTCGTCGCAGAACCCCTCCATCACCTTGTTTGCCCGCTGCTCCCAGCAGGCCAGATGGAACTCGGGTGCAGTCCGCACGCCCTGTCCGCAGAATTTACATTTTGCCATTGTTCTCCTCCCGATTCACGCTCGCCGCCGGCGAAAAACCATCCGGATACCGCCGTTCCAGCTTCTCGATGTTTGCCTGCATGATGTACTCCAACGGTACGTTCATCAGTTCAGCCATCAAAGTCACATACCACAGCACGTCGCCCAGCTCTTCGATAATTTTGGACGGCTGCCACGGATGTCCCTGATACATACACTTCTTGACTTCATCGGCTACCTCGCCAGCCTCGCCGGTCAGGCCGAGAGCGGCATTTGCCGTGTTATAGCACTTCGGCGTCGCTGTACGCATGGCCTTGCGCTGATATTCTTTAATCGTCATTACTGTTCTCCTTACTGCGGTTCATAACCCGATTTTTCCATTCCCGCTCCCAGTCCGAAAGCTGCGAATCGTCCTGCCCTCGGTCAGTACCGCCGATGTTCGCCGGGCTGAGATAGCCGCTCGAGTCCTCCTGCTTTGGTCTGCTCTGCTCTTTCGGCCTGGACAGGTTCGCTGCCGTCAGCACGCCGTTTTTCAGCCGCTCACGCAGTACGGTCATAAAGTACGGCACATAACCGCGGCTGTCGCTCTTGGCGTGGCCGACTGCATAATGCGCAGTAGCCGTTATCACCTCATCGGTCATTCCTAATGACCTCATCTTGGCGATAGCAGAGCGGTTCGCCTTGTTCAGCCGTTCTCCTAAAATTTCCTCCACGTCGCTGTGTAGTAGAGTAGAATTACTATCTATATTCCTATCTTTTTCTTTTACTTTACTATGTGTACTTTCGTCAGAGGGAAACTGGGGTTTCTCGCTTGTGAAACCGGGGTTTTCCTCGCGGGAAACGAATTTTTGCAGCAAAACACTGCGAGAGCTGATCTCCCGCATTTCCTGCTCGGTCAGAAGCCACAGTTCCCACTTCACCTCCGGATTGGTTCGTCCGGCAGTCGCAAAGTAGTAGTGCTCCTGGATTCTGTGCGAGGTGATAATGCCCTGCTGGAATAGGTCGCCGTCGAAAAGCCCGTGCGCCGCCAGACAATCTATCATCTCTGCAATTTTTTCTGCGTCCGGCTCATAGCGTCCGGACAATACTTCGCTTTTAATGGACCAGATCACGCCGTCACGGTCGCTATCGCCGTAGGCTAAATAATAGCCTTTGTCGCGGTACGCCATCACCAGCAGCTGTAAATACACCACGATCGCCGCCGCGCCGTATTTGCGCCGTGCGGTAATCAGCTTCGGGTCGCTCATCAATCCAATATCGTGACGGAAATAATCCAGCCCGTTCTTGGTCGGTCTGCCCGTAGTATCACCTCCGGTTTTCAGGGCAGGAAGGGCGGGGTTGCCGCCCTGTGCCTTGCCTGCTTACGCCAGAATGATAACGTCCTCGCGGAGCTCCTGCGGAATGTGCTGCTCGAACCAGTCGCGGATATTTGCGATAGCCTCACGCTTCCATGCATCCGCATCAGCCGCAAAGAGCGCCGCCTGCACCTCATCGCCGGTCTGGCGAATACGGAACACGAACGGACTTTTCGGCTGCTCAACCTCGGTAAAGGTACGGTACGGCGCCAGTACAACCGGGTTCGGCACGCTCACCTGCTTCACAAGAGAAATACCGCTGCGGGCCGTCACGCGCTGCGTCATGCCGTCATCCGCCAGCGATACGCCGTTCTCGGTCGTTACCGTGCTGATGAGCTGCACCAACGTGTCGCGGACTTCGGTCGGCACGAAATGCGTCTGCATATTGATGATGAACTCCTCCACGCCCAGCCAGCGGCCAAACGGGAACGTTGGTGCGGACAGCTCGGCTTCCAGCAAGCACTCACGCGCCTTGTCGCTGTTCAGCTCGCGGTACAGGTGCACGCTGTCGTAATCCGCAACGTGGATAACAAAGCGGCGGCTGAGGCTGTCCTCGTCCTCAGCGCACTCATCCGTGCCGCTCTCGATGTAGTCGCGCACCGCCGAAAGCGTATGTACCGCCAGCGGCGATGCCGTCAGCTCGTTCGGAATGCGGTGCAGCGTGCGGTCTGCATAGTGGCTGCCGTTGCGGAACTCCAGATGCGGAGCCGAAAGGTTTACGATATATTCCAGTGCTTCCTTGATCATTTTGAATATCCTCCTATTGATTTACGCCAGCTTGACGACCTTGGGTTCGGTGTCAACGGACGGGTCGAACGACTGCTGACCGGGCACCTGCGGCGTGTACTCCATAACGATGGGTTCTGCGTCCGTGCCACCGAGCAGCAGTGCGCCGTCGATCGGCTTGACCGGAATCAGCTTGCTGCTCACCTCCGCACGGACAGCCACGCTGTCGCGGTTCTCGGTCGGCACGATGGACAGCTTGATGGTCAGCGTCCGCGCCTTTTTCGCCTCAGTGTTGAAGTCGCGGCAGTTTTTCATGATGCGCGTCAGCTCGTAGGCCGTGCGCTCACCGATCGCGCCGTTCATCATGTCCAGAATGCTGATCTCCTTAACTTCGCCGGTGTTATTAAAGTTACTCATGGTTGTACCTCTCCTTCATCTCACGTTTGTAGAATCTCATCAGACCGTCTATGATCTCGCCAGGTGTCATGCTCCAACGAGCAGCGTATTTCAGCAGCGCCGATGCAGTGCGCGGGTCTACGTCAAATGTAATCTTCATGAAATTCTCCTCTTATTCCGGACAAATCCGAATCTCAATCCCCGGAAACTCCCGTTCAAACCGCCGCTGCCATGCCTCTGCCCTGCTGTTGCCGGCGGACAGGTGCAGCAGCCAGATGGTG